CCGACATACCAAAAAAAAAAAAAAGCGTGAAAAAAAAAGCCGTTAAACAAGCTACAGAAAAAACAAAATCAAGCGTTAAAGAAACTCTTGAGAAAGACTACAAAGCAAAGCTTGAATCTATTGAAAAAGAACGACAAGCCGCTCTTGATAAAGCAAAACAGTTAGCAAATAGACTTGATAAAAATGCAGATGCCGAGCTTGTCACTGCAACGCTTTATTTCAATGAATTGCAAGCACAGCTTGATAAATTTATTAACAGCGTTGAGAAAATTTGTGAAACAAATTCGGCGCAAGGTGAAAAGCTCAAGCAGATTGCACAAAACTTCTTGAGCAATACTATTGCAAATCTTAATTAATCAGTTAGTAAGCTCCGCACAGCTTTACTATATATCAGAAAGTACAACTTTCGTTGATTATTCTTCTTAAAATATAATACTGACTTGTAATTGCATAATGTTACTGCAGAGCAGGTGCGGCTGCTCTTTTGGTATTTATATAAGGAGCATGTTATGGAACTACTTGAATTTAAAAACAAAATTTTTGAATTACTCAATGTTACCAAAACATCAGAAATCGGAAATGCTTTACTTGATGTTGTTTTAAAGCCAAATTTTTATATTTTTGATGAGTATAAAAAACTTTGTGACGGTTCAAAAGACTGGTTGCAGGCGTTATGGCAATATTATGAAGCTGACCGAGCGGAAAAGAAACAAGACTACACACCAAAGAGCCTTTGTAAATTAGTCTCTGCTTTAGCTGGTAACTGTGAAACGGTTTACGATTGTTGTGGCGGCAGCGGAGCTTTAACGGTGCAAATGCTAAAAGATAGCAAAGCGAAATTTGTTTGTGTTGAAGAGCTTGATGAAAAAGTTATACCATTTTTACTTTTTAATCTGTGTTTGTATAATGTAAACGGCTATGTTTTTAATGGCGATGTATTGACGCGCAAGTTTTTAAAAATATATAAACTTTCGGCAGATGACAAATATAGCAAAGTGGACGAATTGCCAAGCAACGAACAAATCAATCTGCATTGTGATGTTGCAGTAAGCAATCCGCCTTACAACATCAAATGGCAACCGCCGTTACCGCTTGAAAATGACATTAGATTTCCAGCGATTCCGCCGGCGGGCAATGCGAATTATGCTTTTGTTTTTAATTGCATTGCGAGAGCAAACAAGGCTGTTTTAATACTTCCAATGGGCGCGTTGACGCAACGCAATGAATATGATATACGAAAATATTTGATTGATAATGATTTGATTGAGTCGATTATTACTTTACCAAACAATATGTTTGAATGTACAAGTATATCAACCTGCATAATGGTTTTGAACAAAAACAAAGCAAACAAAGGCAAAGTGAATCTGATACATAGCATTCAAAATTTTGTCGTTGAAGAGCGAGAACAAAATGGGCAATTTGGCGGTAAAAGCCACACGAACAGAACTTACAAAAAGGAATATAATGTTTTGTCCGATGAAAATATAAATAAAATCATTCAGGTTATTGAAAACCTAACAGAAGTGAATAAATTTTCTTTGATAAAGTCAAACGCAGAGATAGCAGAAAAGAAATATATGCTCGCTCCGAGTATGTTTTTTGATGTAAGTATTGAAGATTTTGAAGATAGCAAACATCGTGATTTACAAGAAATAGCAAACAATATTAACTACATCATTAAAATGCAAAATGCTTGTAAATTAGTAATCAATGAGACGATTGCTAAGAAAATGGGTTTTGATATTCAGCTTTATAAAAATGAGTTCAAAAATTCAAATCAACTTGCAGATGAGCAGTCTAAATTGTTAGGCATTAAGATTGAAAAGTCTGATTATATCCAATTCACAAAAAACAAAAATGAATTTATGTTTAAGTGTAATGACAAAGAATTGCTGCCAGATATATTTATTCATTTTTTAACAATATGGAAAAATCAAATTGCTCTGCTAAACACAATGCAAAATCAATATTTAGTCGAATTAAGAGATGCAATATTGCCCGATTTAATGAATGGTAAAATTGAATTATAAAGAATACAACAAATCGAGGTAAGCCTGTTGAGGTTGCTGTACAAGAACAACGCAAGCGCAAATTGAAGCAGCTGCAAAAAGCAAAATAAAAGGAGAAATGATATGAAACGGAAAAAACTTGATCATCTTGATTTGGTATGTCTTGAGATTGCTAAGTATAACAAAATACATAACACATATTACAGCTACGGCGAATACACAGCTTTAGTGCGTGCAGGAAAGATTATATCAGATGTTGTGAGTGAAAAGAGGTGTAAGAAAAATGAAAACAAAAAAGTGCTTTGACATCTGCAAGAAAAGTGGAGTCTTTTATGTGTATCAAGCCGAATATGATGAGCAGTGGCTTTCTGACGGAAGAGCCTACTACCCTATCACAGGTTTACCAATGCTGACAGAAGACAGCATATGCAAGCTCTATGATATTAACGATACTCAGAGAAACAAGTGTTGCTTTGAATTTTTTGTTGGCACTCCTCCAATCTTAGTGTCTGACAGTGATCCAAATGAATCAGATGCTGAGATGTGGGATATTACAATAGCAATCAAAGATAAGATAGTCATACCGATTTCGACCGAAGAGGGAATTTTATTTGTTGATATAAAATATTTAGCTCCGTTTACCGATATGCCAAATGGCGATATGCGTTTGACTATAAGAGATGGGATTAATGGCAAGAAATATGTATGCGTCAAGTTTGGCTTGATAGCATATGCATTTATTGCTCCTGTTGATGTGATTAACGACGAATTTGTAAATAAGATTGAAAAACTATACTCACAATCAAAAATAGCATTGAACAATTTAGGAGGTTCGATTAAGTACAATGAAACAGTATGAAGCAGACGAACAAAAGAAGCTCTTTCGCTGGGCTGACTTTATGAAGACAGAGTATCCCGAATTGGATATGATGTTTCATATTCCAAACGGCGGTAGTCGCAATAAACTCGAAGCGGCCAACCTAAAGAAACAAGGTGTGCGTGCAGGCGTGCCGGATATATGCTTACCTGTTGCTCGTGGAGGTTATCACGGACTGTTTATCGAGCTTAAATTTGGCAAGAACAAGACAACAGCAAAGCAAGACGAATGGCTTGCAAAACTGAATGAAAAAGGTTATGCAGTTGCTGTCTGCTATGGCTGCAAGAAAGCACAGGATAAAATTCTCAAGTATCTGAATTTAGGAGAATAACAATGGAAAATGAAAATGCAGAAACCAAAGTCGAAGAAGTCACAGAAGAGAGTAACTTTGACACTCTGAGTGAACTTGACAAACTTGCGGTCGGATTTATCGCAGGTGAAATTGATACAGATATAATAAACAGTCTTGATACATACAACAGGTGGTTTGTTCTGTCCATGTCAGCTATATACAGCTGTGGCAAGATTGGCTTGCTCTCGGCTAAAAGTTGTGTGCAGGTCAAATACAAGTTATTGAGCGAATACAGACGATTCAGAACAGAAACATATTTCGCAGAGATTGAGCACCGTGAATGGATTAAACGAACGAGAGAAACATCTTGCAAACTTACAGAACTTGCACATCAAATTAATAACAAAGATACTGATGCATTAAAAACAGCTGTCGAGATTATTGACTTATTCACGAAACAAGATGTATATAATCAATTATTTATAAAAGCAGAAGCTGATGAAGAGTATAAGCAGAAATGTGTACAAGCTCTTACACAAAATGAAAAACTCTTCTTCGACCGCTTTGGCAATATACCTTTTGTAGATTTGCTTTTTAAATTCTATAAATCCACAGAAGAGAACAGAGCAGCGGAAATATACAAAGAACTTGATTGCGATAATCTTAATGTTGTTGCACATAGAGTTCCTGTAAAATCCGAAAATTGCAAAGGCATAGCAAAATCATATCTTGAATATTTCAAGTAAAAATCGCAGGGGCTGAAATGCCCCTGCATATCCTGCTCAAGTAATTAATTAAGTGACCGCTATAAAAAATAATGATATAATAAAGGATTTATAAAATGTACATATATAAATGTGAAGTTAAATCAGGGCCTATGCTCGAAATAAAATATTATAAATCATTACGCAAGCGTAACAAAAAGAACATTGCACGCAATTTCAATCAAGCAAAAACAAACGAAAAACAAGCACTTGCAAACCGCATTCGTGGAGAGCAGCATACTCAAAGACTTATCCTCTGTAACTTTACCAAAGGAGATTGGTTTGCTCGCTTTTCAGCGCCCAAAGGAGAATTCACAGAGGAGCAGTTTGAAAAGATTGTTAATAATTTTTTCAAACGAATCAAACGCAGAGCAGAAAAAATAGGAGTACAATTCAAATACATTGGCTACTGTGAATGTGGCAAGCTCGGCAAGAATTGGCATATGCATATAGTGATTGAAGATTGCATCAGAGAAATTGCAACAGAGTGTTGGCAATGGAAAAACGGCATAAACTTCACACCGCTATATCAAGACGGCAATTTTGCCGATCTTGCAAAATATATTCGCAAAGATGTTTGCGGAAAGAAAAGGTTAAGAACATCAAGAAATCTAACCAAGCCCGAAGTAACAGTTGTTGAGGGCAAAAAGCGTGAATTCAAAAAACTTGAAAAAGGCGAGGCACTGCCTGTACCTGAGGGATATTATTTTTACAAAGACGATATGTGGGTTAATGACTTCACCGGGGCAAGCTATCATTTTGTATTTATGCAATTGACTGCAACAAGGAGGCTGACAAACAATGAACCTAAAACAAATCAGAGAAATGAGTGACAATATCTGTAATTACAGAGTCAGGATAGCCACTCTTGAAGCAGAGGTAACGCACATTACCTCAAACATTACTGCTGCAAACGGAGCAAGTGCGTCAGGGAGCATTGACAAGATAGTGCCCCAAATAGCTGACCTTCGAAACGAATTACACAACACGGAAACGAGAAGAGCTGTTGCAATATGCAGTATACCAACTGAAACAACAGAGGGCAGCTGCTTAATTTTGCATTTGCGTGATAAGCGTTCTTGGAAAGAAATAGCGTTCATTATGGGCGGAGGGAATACAGAGGACGGAGTGCGTATGATGTGCAATCGCTATGAGTGGTGAAAGTTGTTCGTTTGTTCGCTTAAGGGTGTGTTAGAATATAATTGAGCAAAGCTCAGAAAATACAAAGTTAATCAAGTCGCTGTTAATACAGCGGCTTATTTATTTGCAAAATGATAAAAAGAAATGTAACAACAGAATGGATAATACAACAAATACAGGACGGCAAAACATACAGGTTCTATTTGACCGCTGACTGGCAAAGAGTGCGAGATAAAAAGCGTACAATGGAACACAATGAATGTGAACGGTGCAGAGCCGTAGGAAAATATAGCCCCTGTGAAGCGGTGCATCACAAGAAGTACCTTAAAGCAAGACCTGACCTTGCTCTTGACATCAACAATCTTGAATGTCTGTGCAAAGATTGTCATTACAAAGAGCATCACAAACTGCAAGAAAAAATTTTTTCAGAAGAATTTTCCGAGAAATGGTAGCACCCCGGGGTCAAAAATCGCATTTACCTCAAGTGTGTGGATAACGGTGTACAGGGTAGACAATTTGTCCTCGCACGCACGCACGAGAAATTTTTGTGAAAGGAGCAATAAAATGGCACAAGTTAAAATGGCAAAAATCAAAGAAAGCTTAATTGAACAACTCACATTAAAAGGAGCAGACATTGATGTGTATCGTGACTTAATCGAAAGTTACATTTTCTACACTAAACTTGAACGACAAATGCAAGCTGATATCAAGAAAAACGGCTTATCATACAAGGCGATTTCTTCAACAGGTAAAGAATACACTAAAGACAATCCGTCAGTGAAAAATTCAATAATGTACAACAAGCAAAGACTTGCTATTCTTTCGCAAATGGGGCTATCAATCGACAAGGTCGAAAGTGATGTAAATGACGAACTGTAAATACCTTGATGATTACATAAAGCAAGTAAAAAGTGGTCAATATCGTGTATGCAAAGAGCAAATACAGCTTGTAAATTTCATAGAAAAAGTATTCGAAAATGAGCAAGTCTATGTTGACAGTGAGCAGGTTGAAAAGTATTTTGCTCTACAGAAATATTTTCCATACGAATTATTTGCGTGGGAAAAGTTTTGCTTTATTCTGCATAATTGCACATATTCCGCACCGGGTGTATTAAGATTTCCCGATTTAGTTTGTGTGGTCGGGCGAGGCGCAGGAAAAAATGGCTATCTTGCATTTGAAGATTTTGCTCTGCTCACGCCTGTCAACGGCATACGCAATTACGATATTGACATTTGTGCAACATCAGAAGAGCAAGCAAGCACAACCTTTAATGACATCTACGAAATTTTGGAAAACAATTCTACAAAAATGCAGCGGCATTTTAAGTGGAACAAAACAGAGATTACAAACATAAAGACTAATTCAACAATCAGATACAGAACTTCAAACAGCAAAACGAAAGACGGAGGCAGACCCGGTAAAGTCGACTTTGATGAAAAGCATGCATATGAAAATTATAAGCTCATTGATGTTTTCACAACTGGCTTAGGCAAAAAAGCTATGCCACGCAGAACAACAATTACAACTATGGGAGATGTTCGGGACGGGCCGCTTGACAACGAGCTTGCCGCAGGTCTTGAAGTGCTGAATGGTGATGCACCTGACAACGGCACTCTTTATTTCATATGCAGGTTAGACAATGAAAAAGAGGTATATGAGCAAGAAAATTGGTACAAAGCAAATCCGTCGTTGCAATATTTTCCAAATTTGTTAAGAGAAATTCAAAAGGAATTTGAGGATTGGAAGCGTGACAAAGTAAACAATTCATCTTTTATGACTAAGCGTATGAATATCCCCAAAGGTACAGAAATGCACCCGGTTACAGCGTGGGAAAACATAAAAGCCACAAACAGACCGCTACCCGATTTGGAAGGCAAAACTTGTGTATTTGGTCTTGACTATACTAAAACAACAGATTTTCTCGGAGCAGGTTTGCTGTTTATGATTGATAACGAAATTATTTGGAAACCGATGTCGTGGTATTGCTCACAATCCGCTGACCTCAGCAGAATTAAATTTCCGTATGATAAACAGCCTGACCTACAACGAGTTGATGGTGCAGAAATACCGCCACAAATTGTTGCAGAATGGCTCAAAGAACAGAAAAAGCACTACAACATCATAGCAGGAGCGTTGGATAACTACCGATACACTTTGCTCAAAAGTCCTCTATTGGAGTGTGGATTTGAGTGTGACCGCAAGGGTCTTAATAACTTAAAACTCGTTCGGCCGTCAGATAAAATGCTGGTAGCTCCGCTGATAGCGTCTGATTTTGCAAACCATAAAATCGTATGGGGCGATTCGGCGTTAATGCGTTGGTACACGAACAATACATCTGCAACAGAGGATAAAAATGGCAATATCAGCTACGGAAAAATCGAGCCAAAGTCGAGAAAAACCGACGGCTTTATGGCTTTTGTAGCAGCATATACACAATTAGATTTGCTCAAACAAAGCCAGCCTATTTCAACAGACAATTTTAAAAAATTTTTTAAAGCTATCAGCGTATAGCGTATAAGGTGGTGATATTTTGAATATTTTTAGTTTTTTCCGCAGAAAAATTAAAGCAGCCCCTCAAGAAAATGACAACAGCTTTGATGATAGTTATTCTGCCGCCGAGCAGCGGTTTAGGCTAACAGAGCTTGCACTGTTTACTGCAATTGATTTTATAGCCAAAAGCATTGCCAAGTGCGAATTTGTTACTGTAATTGATAACAAGGAGTACAAAGGTCTTGAATACTATCTATGGAATTATGCACCGAACAAACATCAAACGAAAGTCGAGTTTTTAACACAGGCGATTTCAAAATTAATTTTTGACAACGAACTGTTAATTATTTCAACTGCTGATAATCAGTTGCTCATTGCAGATAGCTATTGCAAAACTGAATATGCTGTTTTTGATGATATTTTTACAAGTGTAACTTGCCGAAATTTTACATATCAGCGTACTTTTAGTGAAAGTGAAGTAATTTATTTAAAGTACAACAGCTTTGCTCTCAGAGGCTTATTAGCCGAAATGTGCACTACATACGAGCAACTTATGATGTCTGCTCAAGAGCGCTACAATAAAGCCGTAGGGCATAAAGGTATAGTAACTTTTGAAAACTTCAACTTTGGCGATAAAGATTTTAACGAAACATTTTCTGAAATTCTCGGAAAGCAGTTTAAAAAATATTATGAGTCAAAGAATGCTGTATTACCTGTTTTCAAAGGAATGAAGTATTCAGAGCCTGCAACAGAGGCAGGGAAAACTACAAACAGTGAAATTACCGATATTCAAAAGCTAAGAGCAGAGGCATATGCAACTGTTGGAAACGCTTTACACATTCCGCCGGCTATTCTTAGCGGCGAGGCATCTATGCTTTCAGACGCTATGGATTGTGCTATCGCAAATGCGGTAGATCCTATTGCACAAATGTTTGAACAAGAAATTACAAAAAAGAAATTCGGAAATTCCGAATTTTTAAAAGGCAACTATATGCTTATCGATACAACAACAGTTAAACATATAGACGCTATAAGCAATGCAAATAACCTTGACAAATCAATAGCAAGCGGTGTCCTCTCCCCTGCAAAGGCTCAAAAGTATTGTAATATGCTGCCTTGCGAAGAAGAATGGGCACAGAAATATTACATTACAAAGAACTATCAGACATCAGATGAGGTGTTGAAAGGTGGTGAAACTCAGTGAAAGAAAGAAACTACAAAATCAAGCAGATTGCGGATGAAAATGTCTTGCAAATCTATTTGTACGGTGAAATTGAACCGGGGTATTTAGACTGTTGGGGTTATTACTATGGTTCAACTACAAGTGCAGAGTATATCCGAAAAGCCATTGATAAAGCAGGAACTATTAACAGTATTGAACTGTATATCAATTCTATCGGTGGTTATGTTGACGAAGGTGTCGCTATTTACAATCTGTTAAAAAGGCAGAATGTACCTGTTACTGCGTATATTGACGGTATGGCGTGTTCAATCGCAAGTGTAGTAGCTATGGCAGCGGATAAAATCATAATGCCGTCGAATACAACTATGATGATTCATCACGCTATCGGTGCTTGCTACGGTAACGCTAAAGAACATAGAGAATATGCAGAACAGCTTGATAAAATCAGCGAAGCGAGCACTAATTCTTATCTCGTACACGCAGGTGATAAACTTACGAGAGAAACCCTTGAACCACTGCTTGACGCTGAAACATTCCTTACTGCACAGGAGGCGCTCGAACTCGGCTTGTGTGATGAAATTCTTGACCCTGTTGACTTAACGGATTCAAAAGAAGTTGTTGAACAAGCAGAACAGAGAAAAAATCCTAAAGCAAAACAAGCAGCGGCAGAACTCACGAAAATGCTCGGTAAAAAGCCGCCACAGGAACCAAACACCACTCAGCACGAAAAAGACAGCTTTGATTTTTTTGAAACATTTTTCAAAAACAAAAATTATTTATAAAGGAGATTAAAAATGAAAAATCTTGATTTTATTAACAATGCAAAAACAAATTTTGCAAAGCAGTTGAAGGAAGCGTTCGCAGACAAAGACGAAGCTAAGATGACATCTGCGTTTGAGCAGTACGCTACAAGTCTTCAGCAGGCTATTATTGACACAGCAGCAGAAGTAGGTGCAACTGCTGACAATGCCATTCTCGCCAAAAGGGGTTTCAGACAGCTTACATCGGCGGAACAGAGCTTTTACAATAACATTAAGACAGCTTCAAAGGCTGTTGATGTTAAGCAGAGCCTTGCAGGTCTTGATGTAACTATTCCGCAGACTGTAATTGATACAGTTCTCGAAGACATTTCAAATGAGCATCCACTTCTTGATGCTATCAATATTGAAAACACTTACGGCTCAGTGAAAGCAATTTTTGCAACTGATACAAAACAAATGGCGGCTTGGGGCACTCTTAATTCTCAGATTGCACAGGAGCTCGCTGGAACCATTGAAGAAAAAGACTTCTCAACATCAAAGCTTACAGCATTTATTCCTGTTCCAAAGGATATGCTTGAACTCGGAGCTACATACATTGACGTTTATGTTCGCAGAATTCTTGCTGATGCTCTTGCTTACGGACTTGAAGACGGTTTTATCAATGGTGACGGCAAGAACAAGCCTGTGGGTATTCTCAAGAATATTAACGGCTCAGTAACCGCAGGTGCATATCCTGACAAGACGGCGACTAAAGTTACAAAACTCGATATTAAGTCATATATGCCTCTGATCGGTAAGATTGCAAAAGGCAAAGGCGGCAAAACCAAGTCAGTGCCGTTTGTTGACTTAATTGTCAATCCTGTTGATTACCTCACCAAGGTTATTCCTGCAACTACTGTTCTCGCTACTGACGGTAGCTATAAAAACAACATTTTCCCTTATCCTACACGAGTATTTCAGTCTGAAATGATTGCAGTAGGTACTGCTGCTCTTGGCCAGCTTTCTAAATACAAAGCCTGCGTATCGACAGGCAAGGGCGGTAAACTCGAATACTCTGATCAGAACCAGTTTCTCGAAGACAATCGTGTATACACAATTAAAACATTCGCAACAGGTTTCTCGTATGATGAAACTGATTTCTTAAAGCTTGATCTCAGCGCTCTTGAACCGCTCGCTATCGAGGTTACTCTCAATTCTAAATCATCAACATAATAAGCATGAGGTGTTGAATTATGGCACAGTTAATTGATGATGTGATTAATATGCTTGATTTTGACAGCGAACACATCAAAACTGACGATAGCGCAAAATCAAAAATTAATATCATAATTGAAAATGGCAAGCAACACCTCCGCTCTTTCCATCCTGCCTTAACTGATGAGGATTTCATACGCTCTACAAGAGCAAGAAGTTTGTTGTTTGACTACTGCCGATATGCTTACAGCAACGCAACAGAACAGTTTGACAACAACTTTGCAGCGGATATTTTGATGTTAAGGCAAGAATATGAGGTAAAAGCTTATGACTCAAAGTGATATTAAGTTTTTGACATTTAACGACGGTGTAGCTTTTGTTTTTGATACAGACGAAAACGATACTATTATTGCTAACACAGCACGAAAGTATCGCTTTGGCAACGAAAAAGTTGGAGTTACTCGTTATTACGGTGCAAAACAAAATGATATTGAATTATCAAAAGTGATACATATACATTGTGATGAGAAAATTCAGCCGGATATGGCTTTGGTAATTGACTGCACAAGATACAAAATTGAGCAGGTTCAGCATGACAGATGCAAAAATCCGCCTTGCACTATTTTATCTTTATCTCAGAGAGGCTTATACAAGGAGAAAGCAAATGACTTTTAAAAATTATGATGATTTTGTCGGCTTACTTGAAACTTGTAACTTCAAAGTTGCTGAGGCTGATTTTAGCAAACCGGTTGAAACTCCATTTATTGCTTATTTCAAAGATGAAGATAAAAATGTATATGCAGACGGAAAAGTTATTTTTACTTTATATAGCAAGATTGATATTGAGCTATATACAGACAGAACAGACCATGCAAGCGAAGAAAAATTTGCAGAATGGCTTAATAGCAATAATCTTGTTTGGAAAAAGACTAACCGAGCGTGGATTGCGGCAGAAAAAATGTGTGTATCATATTATGAAGTAAGAGTTGATTACAGAATATGAGCAACAAAAAATGCGGTATCGACAGAATTGGCGAAACTATATCTCGTGAAGTTGCAGGGTATACGGCAGACATACAAATGGGCGTAATACAACTTGTTGATACTAAAGCAGATGAGCTTAAAGAAGCAATTAAAAAAGCGGCACCTGTTGGCAAAAGAAAAAAATATCGCAGATCGTTTAAAGTAAAAGTTACAAACGAACTTAATGCTTACTATGAAAAGACGGTCTTTGCCTCAGGCAAAGAATACAGGCTTACACACTTGCTCGAAAAACCTCACGCAAGCAGAAAAGGCGGAACTGTAATGCCAAAAGTGCACATTGCTCCTGCAAGCGAGCAAATTCACAAAGAATTTGAAAACGAAGTTAAAAAACTAATTCTCTCTTCAAAGGCAATGGGTGGAGGAATTAAAAGAAAATAATAAAGGAGAAAGACAATGAACAAAACTATCGCAAAAGTAGGCTATGCTATGCTTACAGAAACAACAGAAGGCAAAATTACATATAGCGAGGTTAAATGGTTTAAGTCCGACAAAGCAGGCGGCAGAACAGTCGGTGCAGAGCCAAGTGGTGAATCAACTACCGTATATGCAGACGGTTTGCCTGTTATAGTTGCAAATAACAATGCAGGCTACAACATCAGTCTTGAGCTTATTGCTATCGTTGATGACATTGAAAAGGACTGGTACGGCAATGCTGAGGCAACCGAAGGTGGATTTATTGAAAAAGGCGGAATCAGCGTATTGCCTCGCTTTGCTTTGCTTGTTGCTAAAGAGCGTTATGACAGCGACAAACTCTATGAAATTGACACATACTTCGACTGCGTTGCATCTACAAGAGCCACACGCAACGATAAGACATCAGAGGGTAACTTTGATCCGCAGTTTCCGACATTTACAATCACTTCAAAACCACGCCCGGACAATGATTTTGTAAGATATACTTCGTACGAAGACACATTGCCGACAGCAGTTGTAACACCGACAGTTAAAGGAGCAGAATAATGGACAAAACGCTTACAATCGGTGACAGAAAGCTCGAAGTTGAAGTAACAGCATATACTATGCTTATCTACGAAGATAATTTTAAAGGGCACAGCTTTCTCAAAGATGTAGATATGTTGACAGCTAATCCAAATAAAGTACAGTACAGCTCAACTGTGCGCATTTTATGGGCAGCGGCTAAATCTGCAGACGATACAATAAAACCAATCAAAGAATTTTCAAAGCAGTATAGCATTGGAGAAGTAATATCAACAGCACAGCCCCTTGTTGACCTCATTGTAGAATCACTGAAAACCAGCTCAAAAAAAGCAACAGCGGCAGCAGTCTGAGAGTACAAATGACGGCACAGGAGATTTTATCCTATGCCGTCAAATGCGGTCTGACTGTCGCTGATATAAAAATTTTTTCGATTGGTTTTATTTTAGATTACATTGATACTTACTACAAGCTCAAAAACAATCAGAACATACACGCTGATGAAGAAAAATACTTGAAACTTAAATCAGTGTTGCCATTCGTTGAAGAAAAATACAACAGCGGAAACATTACTTATCAACAATATTCTGAATGGATGAGCGATTACAAAAGATTGGAGGATATATATGGCATCAACTATTAAAGGCATTACAGTTAAAATTGCAGGTGAAACAACGGACTTGCAAAAAGCGTTGAAGAATATACAATCCTCTTCACGCTCATTGCAAGCGGAATTGAAAACTATTAACAGTCAGCTTAAATTTGACCCTGACAATACAGTCTTGCTCACGCAAAAGCAAGATGTTCTGCGTGAACAGATTAAAAGCAGTACATCTGCTCTCCAAGAGCTTAATGAAGTTAAAGAGCAAGTTGAAGAACAAGCTAAAAACGGCGAAATATCTGCGGATCAGTTTAGAGCATATCAGCGTGAAGTTGAAAAAACTAAAAGTCAGCTTGAAAACTTTGAAAAGCAGCTTGCTGATACAGAGGCGACAGCAAAAGCGGTCAATATGAAATCGCTTGAGGGCGAAATGAGCGATGTCAGAACAGAAACAAGCAAAACAACTAACAGCTTTAAAGAACTTGAAGACAAAAGCAACAATACCAACTTAAGCAAATTCAAAAAAGAAGTTGACGATGTAAAAACATCTGCAACTGAGCTTAAAGATGTTCTTGCCGACACAGCAGCTGGAATAGGTGCTGCTTTAGGTGCTGTGGGTGGTTCTGCAATAGCAGCAATAACAAGTGCTAACAGCGAAAAAAAGGCGCTCAATTCATTACAAGCTCAAACAGGTTTGACAAAAGATGAATTATTAAAATATAAAAGCGTAATCAATGATATTTATAAAAACAACTTCGGCGAATCACAAGAAGAAATAGCTGATACACTTGCTAAAATTAAACAGTTTACCGGCGAAACAGATCCAGGCAAAATGAAAGAACTTGCAGAAAATCTATATACTTTACAAGACACATTTGGTTATGATATACCAGAATCGTTAAGAGCAGTTAATATGCTTATGGAACAGTTTGGAATATCATCAATTGAGGCTTTTAATCTTGTAGTTCAGGGGTCACAGCGTGGGCTTGATAAAAACGGTGATTTTCTTGACACTCTTAATGAATATTCCGTGCATTATCAGCAAATGGGTTACAATGCAAACGAATTTATTAACTCACTTGCAAACGGCACCGCAGCGGGTACATTCAGTGTTGATAAACTCGGTGATGCAATGAAAGAGTTTGGAATCAGAGTTAAAGACACTTCTACATCAACCCAAGAAGGCTTTAACCTACTTGGATATGGATTTAAAGCATCAGCAGAAGAAATACAGAAAGCAAAAGATGAAATAGCTAAACTTGAGCAAAATCTATCGTATGCAAAAGCTGAACAAGCTGGATTTAACGAAAAAACAAGTGAATTAACAAAGCAAAAGAACGCAGACAAAATAGCAGAATACAGTTCAGCTCTTGAAACAGCAAAAACAAATTTACAAATTTTAGAATCAGCTGGTAATGGTGCAAAAGGCACTATTGAAGAGTTGCAAGCAAAGTTTGCTGCCGGTGGTGATACTGCGAAAGAAGCAACACAAGAAGTTCTGCAAGAATTGTTTAACATGGATGATAAGATCAAGCAGAATCAAGTGGGTGTAGATTTATTTGGCACGATGTGGGAAGACCTTGGTGTCGATGGTGTTAAAGCGTTAATGGAAATCAACGGTACAGCTGATTTAACAAAAGATTCAATGCAAAAAATTAAAGACATCAAATACGACGATGTCGAATCCGATTGGGAAGAACTTGGCAGGACGATACAAACTGACATAATAAACCCTATTGGCAAATCCTTATTTCCAGAAGTCAAAAGTCTTTGTGATTTTACTTCTAAACATACAGATAAAATTATTCCTGTTTTAAAAACTGTCGGCTCTCTTACTGCAGGCATTTGGATAGGCAAGAAAACATCAGCAGTAATTACAGCTACATCACAGCTTGTTAATTCTTATAAAGTGTTAAAAACAGCTACTGAAGGAGCTGCTTTAGCTCAAGAGGGCTTAAATCTTGCACAAAAAGCTAATGCTATCGGTGCTGTAGTATCAATAGTGACAACACTCATAGGCACTATCTATGCTTGGAGCGAAGCAAGTCAAGATAACTCACAAAAATTAGACGAATGGCAAGAGAAAATAGACACTGCAAAAGAAAAAAACAAAGAACTTACAGACAGTTATCAAAATTTTATTGATAAACGAAACGAATCCGTAAATAAAGCAACAAGCGAAAATCAATATTATGATAACTTATGGGAAGAACTTAAAAAAATAGTTGATGAAAACGGTAAAGTAAATGAGGGCTACGAAGACAGAGCAAAATTCATCACTACAAAGCTTGGGGATTTAACCGGAACAGAAATAACATTGAATGACAATGTTATAGAAAACTACAAAGAACTTAGAGACACTATTCAGGAAGTTATCGACAAGAAAAAAGCTAACAATATTCTATCTGCATATGAATCAAATTACAATGAAGCTGTTACAAACAAAAGCGAAGCACAAAATAATGTAGAAAGTGCTCAAGCAGCTTATGAAAGTGCTCAAAGGGGTACATCAAAAGTACAAACTAAATACAATAAAGATGTAATAGAGTTAATGACTTTAGAGCAACAGCTAAAAAGAGCAAAAGAAAAAGGACCTATAATGTCAAAAATCATTGGTCTTAGCGTTAAAGTTGATCAAGGCAAAAAAGAATTAGATTCAGCAAAAAATTTTGAACAAGAAAAAAAGAAAGAGTTAGAAACTTCAAAGAAGACTTTGCAAGAATATCTTACAACTATAGATAATTACGAAAATCTACAAACTGCAATTTTAAATGAAAATGAAGAAAATACTTCAGATGCACTAAGAAAAATTCAAAATGATTTTATAACTGCAAAATCAGGAACAGAAGAAACACTTAAGCAACAATGCGTAAACTATCGTATGAGATTTACTGAAATTCAACAAGCAATTGCAGAAGGAAAAACAGATTACTATACTGCTGACGATCTTACTAATATGCAATTACTTTTACAAGCAGCAGAAGATGAATATAATAAATATTGTCAAAATTCGCTTGAAACAGGAGAAAAAGCAACGAGTAATGTAGCTGATGGTATTGATAAAAATTCTGTAACAGTATATGAATCAGCCAATAAAGTATCAAAAAAAGGTTCGTCCGGTTTTGCAAGTGACCAACATGAAAGAGTCAAAATAGGCAGCAAAAGTGTTAACGATTACGCATCAGGTATTGACGAAAACAGTGGCGTTGCAAGAGAAGCTGGAGTAAGAATTGGTAAAAGCACTCGCAGTGGTGTTAGAAGTATATCTTTGTTCAACACAGGTAATAATTTTGTTCAAGGTTTTATTAATGGTATTTCGTTGGGCGATGCTATTAAGAATGTATGGAGCACAGCTACAGGCATAGGCGGACTTGCACTTGGTGCAGTTAAAAAAATTCTTGGCATTAATTCTCCGTCGAGAGAGGCTAAAAAAATAGGCAGTTATTTTACAGAAGGTTTAGTAATAGGTATCAATGACAATAAAAACAAAGTAAAACTAAGCACAGAAAATCTTGCAAGTTCTATGCTTGGTAGCTTTGATTTTAACGAAACAGTCGGCTATATTAATGTGCTGAATGATAAGTTCAATAACATTAAAAGTTTAGACCATACCGCATCAAGTACAACAAATAAAGTTATCACAAATGCTCCAAGAGTTGCTCTGAACTATTATGGAAATGTCAACATAAATAATGATTTAGATATTGACGACTTCAACGAGCGTGTTTCTCACGCAGTTATAGATACTCTGAACCAAGAATGTTAAGGAGGCGGATTATATGCACAACTTAGAATACAACGGTACAAGCCTGCGCAAACTCGGATTTTGCATAGCAAATGCACCTTTTTATCATATATCAAACAGAAAATTTGAGATAGTTGACATATACGGCAAAGACGGAGGAATAATCGCCGATAACGGTTTCTATGAAAATATTGATGTGTCGTATGAAATAAACAGCTTGCCTTGGCTTGTTTACAACGATACTCAAAGTTTGATTCGTATGCTTGCAGAAGAATTTGCAAATTTTGACGGCAAATACAAAGAATTGCGAGATACATATAACACGGGATATTATGCAAAAGCTATATGCAAAAGCATAGATAAAATAGAATATAAGGCAGACAAATGTGTATCAACTATTCTTAATTTTACAAGACAGCCGTTTTGGTACAGTGATGAAGGGCAAAAAACAATATCTTTTAGTGCAGCGGCAAACTCTCAAAAAGAAACTGAATTCTATGTTTATAACCCCGAAAAGTTCTCTGCAGAGCCGTATTTTTGTATTTATCACTCACAAGATTTAACACTTGATGTTAATAATGCACAAATCAAAATAAAGGCTGCTTTTGTTGACAATGAAAATTTAATTGAACTTGATTCTGAAATGCAATCTGCATTTTGTGGCATAACAGATATGAACGCATACATATCTTGCACAAGCTTTCCTGTTTTTACTTCAGGCTGGAATAAAATTAAAGTAATTTCAGAAAAGGAAAATGCGTTCAGTAAAATTAATATCATTCCAAGATGGAGGCGATTATAATGTTTCCTCTGCTGTATGATAACGCTCAAAATTCAACAAATGCTTTCGACTATAACGGCTATGGCTTTATTACAGAATGCACAGAATTTAAAGTTACAGAAGAACGAAACGGAGCGTATACATTTCAAGCGAAAATCAAAGGCACTGACAGATTGATTGATAAGATTAAAAACGGAGCGTACATGAAAGCAAAAGCAAACTCGCATGACAATCCTCAACTCTTTTACATCGAGAAAATCGAAGTTGATAAATACGGAGATATGACAATTTCAGGAAGTCACATATCACGATTATTCTTCCAAAACGGTACAGTTCCGATGTATTATAACTATTCAGAAGTGGATTCCCCATCAGCAATTATGTCAAATCTTCAATATGAAGTATGGTACTCAGATGCACCATACAGTTGGTTTAATTTCTCATCTAATATTGGAGTCAAAAAAGAATTTTCACTCGGGTTTAACTCGGCAGAAACATTTGAGAATATTTTACTTAACGAAGAAAACGGATTGACGGCAGTATTTAAAGCAGAATTGCTCTGTGATAACTTCAACATCAATTTATTGTTAAAACGAGGCACAGATACTCACCGTATTGCATTTGGCTCTAATATATCTGAATTTAAACAAGTTAATTCGATTAATGAATATTACACGCACATCATGCCATACGCAGAATGCGAAACAGCAGACGGCAAAAAAGTAACAGTTACAGCTACTGAACCTTACCTTACAAATCTAAATGCGACTTTAAAGAAAACATATCTGTTCGATTGTTCAAGTAAAATAACAAGAACTAAAGTCGATCCACAGACTGGTTATAACTTCAGCGAAGTAAGAACTATGCTTGAAGACGCAGTTAAAGAATATTTACAAGATGCAGAACAAATAGCTGAATATGTAAATATAACAGTCACTCTTGAATCTGAACTTGAGGCGCTGAAAAATTGCAGCCTATGTGACAAAGTGGCAATAATTAATAAAGATGGTTCAGAAATTGAAAGCAAAATCACAAAAACAGTATATGACAGCATTAGCGAAAAATACACAGAAATCGGCATAGGAGAAGTTAATCTCAAGATGTCTGATTTTTTAAAAATCAAAAGGAGATTTAGAAGATAATGGAACTTAAACATATTCCTGCTACAATTGACATCAACAGTCGCAACGAGCAGCGAATTGCAGGTATTGTCAATATTAATGACAAAAAGACAAGATATCTTGATGTAACGATAATTGCAAGTGGAGAAAAACTCGATATAAGCGGTTGCACAGTTACTGCGATTTTTGTTATTGATGATGTTTTAGTCAATAATGCAGTTGATTGCACAGTCACAAACAATATAGTTACTATTCCACTTGAGAATTTCAATTGCAGATATGGATATCTCAGCATAGAACTTAACATTGTAAAAGACGGAACAGTGATTGTAAATACACCTATTCCGCTCAAGATTCAAGTGACTTCTTCTATCGCTGATAGCGCTAAAATTTCAGAGAAAACATATGGAACTATCGCTGAAACAGTTAAAGAAGTGTATGACGCTCGTGGAACATATGAGAATTTGAGCAATAGACTTGCTGGCATTGATAATGAAATAACAGAACTTGATGAAAGCGTAAGTTTAAAGGTTAATCTCAAGGCGGATAAGGCGACAACCTTGGAAGGGTATGGCATTGAGGACGCATATACAAAAACATATGTGTCCAAGGCGCTTAGCTATAAGCTTGACAAAAGGCCATTCGATACGGAACCAAAATATAATAGTCCTAATTATATTACAAGCGGCACTGTGTATAACAGTGTTAATTCGCTTAGGCAGACCGTTGTGCAGAACAAAGCCGATATAGAAAAATCGCTTGCAAACAAATATGATGCGGCGAATAACGAAATCGGTTCGGGAGAATTATCTCCGGCGCAGACAATTTATGAGGGCAGTGAGGGAAACTTCGTTTACGCAAAGAACGGCAACACAGTTACTGTGTCTGTAAATATTACAAGTATGTCGGCGGATAGAAACTATTTGCAAATGGTGGGTTTGCCGTTCCCGTCAAAAACAGAAAGTAAACTTGCAAGTATTGCCGTATATTCTACAAAGAATAAATTGCGTAATGTGAGAATAGACGGTTCGTGGATTTACATAAGTTCACCGTCCGATAAATTTGCAGAGGATGAAAAAATGAATTTCATTATTACATACATAATCAAATAAGGAGCGAATCACTATGGAAATCAAAGAAAAAATCACGCTTGATATGCTTACAAAGGACAGCGTGAGTGTGTTAAGACAGAAGTTTGTTGTTATCGACGGCACAGAAATGCAGGTCGGAGAGAATGTCCGCAACGCATATATGAATTGTGAAAACGACAGAGAAATACTTAAAGCCGAGCTTTCAGAGGAATATTATAACGCCGTTATGGCTGTATGGGAGGTTTAATATATGTCTTATAAATTTAAAGAAATATGGTGCAATAAAGGTAATTTCACAGAGAGCAACAGAAAATCTTCGGAAATTGATACGCTTGTTATTCATTACACCGGCAACAACGGCGACACAGCAGAAAACAACGGTAACTACTTTAAGAATAATGCAGTTGAAACATCTGCACATTATTTTGTTGATGATACAACTGTTGTTCGCTCGGTTGCTGATAAAAATATTGCTTGGCATGCAGGCGACTGGGATATTAATTGTCGCTCAATCGGAATTGAAATTGCAGGTTCAACAACAGAATGCACAGGCAAGACACTTGAAAATGTTATCGCACTTACAAAAGGACTTATGAAAAAGTATAACATTTCTAAAGAAAGAGTTATTAGACATTATGATGCAAACGGCAAATTATGTCCTGCTTTTTGGTGTGGCTCACAACAGAAAGACAGACTGTTCAGAGAACAGTTTTGGAATAAACTTGGCGAAAAAGCCGAGGAAAATAAAGAACTTAAAAAGCCAACCTTGACATACAGAGTTTATGCAGATAACAAATGGTATGATGAAATCAAAGGACTCTCAAATATCGCAGGAAGGAAAAAGCAAGCTATTTCGGCAGTTGCAGTAAAGGTCAGCAAGGGCAACATCAAGTACAGAGTGCATTTGCTTAACGGAGATTGGTTGCCTTGGGTAACTGATTATGACATTAACGATAATGTCAATGGCTATGCGGGTATCAAAGGAAAGGTTATTGACGGCTTACAGGTTGAGTTTGAGGGAGTCGGCAATTATAAAGCTACATATCGTGTACGCAAGCAAGGTCAGAAATTCTTTGATTGGCAGCATAATACAGAAAAAGACAGTAATCAGGATGGCTACGCAGGACTTTTCGGCGCTAAGATTGACGGTTTGCAGATTACTTTAACTTAACGAGGTGTAGTATGTCAACAGAAATAATTACATCATTAATCATTGCAAGCAGTAGCATTATATGTCAACTTCTCATTAATGCTTCAAATCGTAAAAAGCTCAAAGCAGACAATGAAAGCACTAAATCTCTTATAGTGTATCGGTTAGATCAGCTTGAACATAAGCAAGATAAATATAATCATTTGCAAGAGCGAGTGTTTAATCTTGAAAAAAATTCAGCTGTTATGGACGAAGAAATCAAGGTCACAAATCACAGAATTGCAGACCTTGAGCAAAAATAAGAAGGTAATAATATGAAAAAAATTACAAATTGGAAATCGTGGGCAAAATGCGCAGGCGTAAGAGCAGTAAAAACCGTTGCTCAAACTGCAATTTCGGTTATCGGTGTATCTGCAGTGTTAAGCGATGTGAATTGGGTTGTGGTCGCCTCGGCAAGTGCATTGGCTGGTATTTTATCAATTCTTACCAGTGTTGCAGGCTTGCCGGAGGTGTCAGAGTAATAATACATAAGTTTAGCCCCACACTAGCTAAGTAAGAAGTGACCCGACCCCCAAAAGTTAGACCTAAAAAATCTAACTTTGGAGGTCGGTATTT